AATAAAGAGTTTATAGATTATATTGGTGATATTTTATTAGAATTATTAGAAGAGAAATTAAAAGATGGTACAGCAATCACGAATTGAAAATACAATAATCAGTAGTCTGTTCTTCAATGAAGAATATACTAGAAAAGTTTTACCTTTTATCAAAGAAGAGTATTTTGGTAATCGTGTTGAACAATTATTGTTTGGTGAAATATTTAAATTTGTAGAGAAGTATAATAATCTTCCTACTAAAGACGCTATCTTAATTGAACTTAATAGTAGAAAAGATATTAACGAAGAAGAATTAAATCACATAAAAGATTATGTTGTTGCAATAGAAAATACCGAGTCAGATAACCAATGGCTATCAGAAACTACAGAAAAGTTTTGTAAAGACCGTGCTGTTCACAATGCAGTATTAAGTGGTATAAAAATACTAGATGGCAAAGATAAGAAACAAACACCAGAGGCAATACCACATATCTTATCAGACGCATTAGCCGTATCATTTGACAAGTCAGTTGGTCACGATTATATAGAAGACGCTGAAGAAAGATTTAAATTTTATCATACAAAAGAGAAGAGATATCAATTTGATTTAGATTACATGAATAGAATTACCAAAGGTGGTGTTCCAAGTAAAACATTAAACATTGCTCTTGCAGGTACAGGTGTTGGTAAGTCCTTGTTTATGTGTCATGTTGCTTCAAGTTATTTGTTGCAAGGTTTAAATGTATTGTATATTACTTTAGAAATGGCTGAAGAAAGAATTGCTGAAAGAATAGACGCAAATCTTTTAGATGTTACTATGGAAGATTTACACGAAATGCCTCATCAATTATATGAAGGCAAGATTAAAAAGTTGAGAGAGAAGACTCAAGGTCAACTTATAGTCAAAGAATATCCAACGGCGTCTGCTCATAGTGGTCACTTTAAGTCGTTGTTAAACGAATTAGCTCTAAAGAAATCCTTTAGACCTGATGTTATCTTTATTGATTACTTGAACATTTGTGCTTCAAGTAGATTTAAAGGTGGCAATATTTCATCTTACTTTTACATTAAAGCAATTGCTGAAGAGCTAAGAGGTTTGGCAGTAGAATTCAATGTACCAATCTTTAGTGCGACACAAACTACCAGAACTGGTTTCGTGTCAACTGATATTGGTCTTGAAGATACTTCCGAATCTTTTGGTCTTCCGGCAACTGCTGACTTCATGTTTGCCTTAATGTCAAATGAAGAACTAGAAGCTTTAGGTCAGATGAAAGTAAAACAGTTGAAAAACAGATACAATGACCCAAGCGTCAATCGTGCATTTATTATTGGTGTTGATAGGTCTAAAATGAGATTGTATGATGTACAACAAACAAGTCAAAATATTGTTGACGCAAATCAAAAAGACGAAAAAGAGGATGCTTATAACAAGTTTAGTGACTTTAAACTATAACATATATGCCTAAAAAGAAAACACAAAAAGTAAGATTTCATAAAGGTGATAAAAGACCTAATTCATTGGAGAAAAAATTGACTTATTCAGTAGAGATGACTAAAGAAGGTAAAAAGATATTATGGAATGTAATTGAAAAACCTACAGGTAATATAGTAGGTAAATATTTCTTTGAAGATGACGCTAATCATTTAGCAGAGTTTCAGAATAAGCACAAAGTATGGCAGCCAAACGGTGGCATACCAAAAATGTTATGGAACTATACGGCAGGCTCATATAGCTAGTTGCCAAAAGCTCCTAAATAGTGTAAGGAGTAAATATGGGATTATCAAATACTGAATTTGCAAAAAAAGCTAGTAAAGGACCTTACAAAGGTAAACCTAGAAAAGAAATTGCAAATATAAAAATCAAAAAGAAACTGCCCTTTATAATAGAGAAGACAGGTCAACCTATTTTAGGTGTAAAGTTGGCAGGCCAAACTCTAACATATAAAGACGGTAAGTCTAATAAGACCATATCTCTATCTCTAATACAAAAAGATGAAGACTTTGGCGGTCAACCTAGTAAGAAAACATCCGGTACTAAAAAGACAGTAAGTGGTAAAGTTGTAGAGGTAATGTCAGAGGCATTTTTTTGTATATATGTTGCTTTGAAAATGGCTGGTACATTAGATAACTATATAAAAGATAAAACATATTTAGATTGGGACGATATTCAATCAACTACAGACATAAATGCTTTTGCTAAAAAATATAAGATAGCACCTTTTGTACAATCAGAATTAAACTCTGCTGTGTTTAAACAATATGTTAATGTTGCTAACTCATTTTTAGTTGATAACAAATGGCATGAAAGACTATTATCACAAGTAAAAATATTTTTTCAAAGTCATTCTCCTAGAGGGTCCTACACCTTAATCAGAGCAGATAATCTACCAAAAGATATGGATCCATATAAAACTTTTGATAGTGTCTCAAATATAATAAAAAGTAAAGTTGGTTTTAGTAGACCAGTTGATAAAGATAAATGGAATCCTGCTGATGTGTGGTTCTTTACAAGTAGAGCTAAGAATACATTAATTAAAGAATTGAATATATTAAATAGTAAGATTATTAAAAAACCTGCCTCTGCTGTTGATTTTTTAAATGACTTAAATCAAATAATCTATAAACTATATAGTGATAAACAATTATATCCTATATCAATGAAAGCACCGTCTGGCATAAATGCAAAAATAACATCCGTTAATGAAGATGGTGATGTTGAACAGGTTATAAAATTTGATAAGGTAGATTTAGGTCAAGGTAATTTAGATGTTAAATTAAGATTTACTTTATTGTATCAAAAAAAGAAAACAAAAAAATTAATAAAAAAAATGAATGGTTATCTTAAAAGTAAAACTGATACTGGTGGTTTTAGATTAGAGATGGAGATACCAGGTTCAGGTGCAAGATTTGGTTCTATAGGTACTGAAAACTATCAATACATTATTTTTAATACAGATAATTCTGGTGTAAAACAATTACAAAAAATTAGACAACAAAGTAATTCTTATCAATCAATACCAGAAAATTCTAAAGCTGGTCAAGGTCAATTAAAATGGTTGGGTGCAAGTGGTTATCAAAAATTATCTAAATCAACAGGTGTTAAAAATACTCTTGATGGTTATATGCAATCACTATTCAAAAAAATAAATGGTGCAGAATTCAGAATTAGTGCAGGTAGAGCAGAGAAAGAAGTTTTAAATAAAACTATTGCATCCGAAATAGCAGTTGCTATTAATAGTATTACAAGCAAAATAGGTAAAGAGGCTACTCTTGAAAACTTATATAGTTTGGCAACTTCTCAAGGTTTAAGAGTTGGTATATCTAAAGACCAATTAAAGGCTCGTGGTGAAAAACCAAAAACCATTACGGATAAGAAGATAGTAGAGACACTATTTGATTCTTGCTTTCATATTAAGATTTTTTAGCACATAAACCTTATAAATAGTCTTATATTTGTTGATGAATTTGTTGAAAAAAGTGCTTGCCAAAGCGCTTTTATTATAGTATAATGGAGCAAAATGAGAGAGAAAAATGTTTAGTTTTAAAGGGTTTTTTACAAAAGATAAAAACACACACCTAGAACACCTAGAAGACGATATAATAAATCGTGGTTCAAAGGGTGGCGAAAATGCAATTAACTTCCTAAAATCGGTTAGAGATATGTTAGCTGGTAGTGGAGGTGCCTCAAATATTACTGTTAAATGGGACGGTGCGCCAGCAATTATATGTGGTGTAAATCCTGAAAACGGCAAATTCTTTGTCGGTACTAAATCAGTATTCAACAAAACTCCTAAAATAAATTACACAGCAAGAGATATTTCAAGAAACCATGGTGGTGTTGTTGCAGATAAATTAAAAGTTTGTTTAGCAAATCTATCAAGACTAAACATCAAAGGTATCTTACAAGGTGATTTGTTGTTTACAAACGACCTAAAAGCTATCAATATTGATGGTGAAAAAATGGTATCGTTTACACCAAATACAATTACATATGCAGTACCTTTGAATAGTGCTTTAGGTAAAAGAATTGCAAAAGCAAAAATGGGTATTGTATTTCATACACAATACTCTGGTAAAAAGATGGATAGTTTATCTGCTAGTTTTGGTACAGTAACAGGTTCATCAAATAGAAATGTGTTTACGGCAAGTGCAGGTTATAAATCTTCAAGTGTCATGTTTGATAAGAGAGAGTTAAGTAAATTTGACGCACAGATAAGAATGGCTGAAGGCTCATTGAGTAGAGCAAAATCTATTTTAGATTTGATGAGTAAAAATAATTCAGACGAGACCTCTGTTGGTTATAGATTAAAAACTTATTTTAATTATTACATAAAGAACTCAAATGCTGGTATGGATAAAGTATCTGTTATGCAAAAACAATTTAGAGATTACTACGAGAGCTATATTAATGCAGAAATAGATTCAAGAAAAACACCGAGAGGTAAACAAAAATTTATTGCAGCTAAAAAAGATAATTTAAGATTTATTGACAGAAATAAATCAGCTTTATATATGGCAATTGCAAGTCATATAACATTAGGTAATGCAAAGAACACATTATTACAAAAGATGAGTCAGATACAAAGTATCGGTAACTTTTTAAGAACTTCTACAGGTTATAGAGTTACAGCACCAGAAGGATATGTAGCAGTTGATAGTGTTGCAGGTGCAATTAAACTTGTAGATAGATTAGAATTTAGTAGGCAAAACTTTACAATGCCAAAAGGATGGAATTAATGATTAAAATATTAGATTGGTATTATGATATTATT